GCATCTTTTAACAGTCTTTCCATCTCAGTCTTAGTACCGCCATAACCAAGCTTAAGGTTATCAAGCATTGTATAGTTTTGTTTTGCAAAACCTTGATAAGCGTTTTGTATGCTTCCCATATCTGTACCAAACTTATTGGCATTATCTGACATATCTCTAAATGCCATATCAGCAACATCTGCCGCCTTAGCAGTATCTCCGCCTAATGATTGTAAAAGTGATGCACTAAATGAAGTGACACCTTGCATATATTCATTAGCACTAACACCTGCAGTTTTGTAAGCATTTTTGGCATTCTCTACTACCTTATCAGAACTATCTTTGAATAATGTTTCTACACCTCCTAGATTTTGTTCATAATCTGCATAACTTTGAACTGCTTGTTTTCCTACATCAACCATCGCAGAACCAAGGCTTCTTACACCATTTAAAGCACCTTTTATTGCATCAGCACCTAGATTTGCAAGAATACCTTTAAATACAGTAAAACCTTCTGAAGATTTTTCAGCTTTATTACCAGTATCTTCAACTTCTTTTCCAAGCGAATCAATTTCTTTTCTTGTCTTAATAACATCTGCTTCTGCATTATTTAATGAACGTTGCCATTTTAAAGTTCTTGAATCAGTTTCACCATATTGTTCTTTAGCTTGTTCCAATGCACCACGTAAAGTTCTTACTTTATCTTCTTGTGCTTCAAGTTTCTTATTTAATACATCTTCCTTTGAAGTTAAACCTTGAATAGATTTATCATTCTTTCCAAATTCAGCAGTTACCTTGTTCATTTCACTTGAAACAACACCTAATTGTGCAGTTATATTTGACAATGCCTTACGATATTCGGATTCACCATCAAGCTTGACTGTTCCACCAAAAGTATTACTTCCTTTAGCCATATAATCACCATCCTTTCTTTTTAATCGTTAAACCATTCCAAAGATTCCATTTGTTCTTCTTCAGTAGGTTCTAATTCATATAACATTTTTTTAGTTTTAAAATTATAAAATCTTTTATAGTAGTCATACAATTTTTCCCATTTCTTATAAGTCCAATGACCAACGTCTTTTTCAGAAAATCCTAAAATTGTAGTTCCTACAAATAAAACCCACACAAAATCAATTTTTATTGGTTCTGTGTGGTAATCACGTTTTTTGTTTCATCAACTTCAGTATCATCATTGCTTCCAGCTTCAACAACAGTTCCTTTTAATTGTTCTAAAACTGTCTTTACACCTAATTCAGTAATAATTCTTCCAACTTTTCGTTCATTCACGAATTTTCTTGGTTGATTACTATTTTCATTTTCAATATCTATTCCTTCATTAATAGCTTCTTTAAAAAAGAATAATAATGCTTTTATTTTTGGTTCACTTCCATCTTTTGGTTCAACCATATCTGACCATTCATTTAAACTTCCAAATTCATTTTGTAATGCTTCCATAACGTTTAATGAATAAGTAAATGGAAAAGTTTCACTCTTTGTTTTTAAATATCTTATATCATTACCCATAATTAACTTCCTTTCTTAATAAAAAAAGGGCGAACCACTAACGATTCGCCTTACTTTTTCTTTTTGATGATGTTTTCTTACTTGTTTTAGTATCAACATCATCTTTAATAACTTTTACAAATTTCTTGATTTCAGCATACCTATCTTCACTTACGTTGGTTAAAATATCACCAACCTTATGCCACATTTTAGTATACTTATCTTTAAATCTTGTTATAACTTCAACTTTCATTTAACATCATCCTTTCAACAATTATGCAGATTGAACAAATAATGAATCCAAGAATGTATTTGCATCTTCTTCACTATCAAAAGTTGCTCTCTTTCTCCAATCTTTATTATTATCTGCAAATATAGTTCCTTCAACAGATGGTGTTGAAAACTCTAATGAATCACCTTTTGTTTTCTTATCAGTAACATAAGGTTTAAATTGAACTTTTGGAAACCATTCAACTTTAAATTTTCTAGATCCATCTATAATTTTTGGAACTACTTGACCAAATCCGAAATATTTAGCAACATCATCAGTATTTGATTTATATACTTTAATAGTTTTAGCATCTTGACCTTCACCAATTGTATAATTTTCACTTGATTCACCAAGTAATACACTGAATTTTGCATCATCGTCATCATCAATACCCATTGTTATAGTTCCATCAATAAATTCATCTATATTTTCTTTTGTTACATCATCTGCATGTAACTTTGCATTTGCAATATTTAAAGAAACTTTACATTCAATAGCACCTGCTAATGTTCCAACAGTACCATAAGTTTCCCCATCTTCATTCATTAATGCATATCTAAATCTTCTTAATCCTATTGATGCCATAAAAACATTACCTTCCTTTCTATTATTAATCATTTAAAAATGTAACTTCACTTTCAACAAAAAAGTCTATCGGAATATGCCAAAGTTTAGTATCTTCTTCATAATCTTCTAGACCATCTTGAACCCATGTGAATCTACATTCTTTTACTAATTTTTTCTTAACTTCATTTTTTAAAGCTTTATAATTTTTATTAGAATAAATATCTAATGTACCATATGTTCCTTCAACAATTGGTAAATCATCTGCAAATCCTTCAGGTTTAGTGTTATATGTATAATATGTTAGGTAAGTAGAAGCTTCACCATTGTAAATATTCGGACTTATTGGAATTTCTACATCATCAAATGTGAAATCTTTAAATACTTTTTCTAGTATAGCATTAATATTCATTGTAAATCTTTCAACTTCCTTTCATACATCTTTTTCCACTGACTATTGATAGCACCTTCACAACCTTGAATAGCAGGTCTTACAAATGGTTGTGCTTTTTCGTGACTTGTACCATATTCAATACGAAATGCTTTTAACCAGTTTGTAATATCATACTTTTTACCTTGCTTGGTTTTATGTGTTCCATCACTTCCAGTAAACTTAACACGACCAACCCAAATACCATCTTTATTTTTAGTTGGTTTAGTACATTTTAAAGAACTTGCCATTCTACCTGTAACCACGTGTTTACTTGCACCACTTTGAATTGCAGATTTCATAATTTCTTGACCTGCCGAAATCATGTCTTGATACACTTCTTCACTGTTAGCAAAAGTTTCAATCTTCTTGATCATTTCTGCAATTGTATTGTCTTGTTCAAAACTAGCCATGCTTTTTAGAAACTGTGCTACAAGTTAATTCTAATAATTCACTTGTAGTTTCATATGTCCTTTTTATTTCATATTTTTTATTAGTTTCATAATCAATTAATACTGGTTGTCCAGAATAATTGCATTTCATTAATTCGACAATAAGTTCTGCATTATAACCCATGATTTTAGAATGTTCTTCTTCAGCTCTAGTGACACTTTTAAAATTTGCAGGTATCGGTTCTGTTCTAGTTTCAACATCCACTGGAAAACCATCGGAATCCTTTGTGGATGTATATGAAACAAGAACGATTGCATCCTTCCAATTATTCATTTGTTTCACCTGCTTTATAATCGCTTTCAAGTGTCATTTTGTCACGATATGATTCATACATTTTCATATATACTTCAGTATCGCTTCTATCATTTCCACGATTTGCTTTTACAAAAGCAGTTATACAATTAATAACTTGATCATCATATTTATCAGCTTCATTTTCTTCCTTTTTTTTCAAAGGTTTAAATTTATCTGCACTAATACCACTTTGAATACAATCAGTAATTCCAGCAGAAATCAATGATTTAATTTCTTCATCAAAAACTTCTGTATAGATATAACATCGTTTTTTAATGATTTCTAACATAACAATCAATCCCTTCTGCTTTTATTTTTTAATTATTCAGCATCAGAATCTTCAGAAACTTCTTTACCATTTTCAGGTTCAACTGATTCTTCTTCTGTTTCTTCTTCAACTGTTTCTTCGTTTTGAACTTCTTCTGTTTCTTCTTCAGAAACTTCTTTACCATCAGATATTAAACCTGCTTTTAATAATTCTTCAAAACGTTTTTTATTTGCTTTAAAGTCATTATTAACTTTATAAGCATTTCCAGTTTTTCCATCAACAAATGGAATTAATACTATTCCTGATTTCATATTAAGCAACTACTTTTTTAACTCTTACGAAACCATCAAGCTTAACAGTGTTACCACCAGCCATAACTGAAGCTTTATAAGAAGTAATTCCTT